CATCAGAATGGCCGGGTTGGCGCTGTCGATCTTATTGAAGAACATCATCACCATGATGCCGAAAAAGCCTACCGTCACAGCGCCAGCCAAGATTGGAGGCATCATCGAGCGAGTCGTGGCCTGCATGTCCCGAGCGCTCTTGCGATCCTCGACCGCCAGCTTCTCGAAGTTCAGGCCCAGCTCCTGCGCCTGCTTCTGCAGCTCGATTTCAGCCAGCTTGACTTGAGCGATCTGATCGGCCGTCAGCTTGTTGTTGCTGATCAAGTCACCCACCTGGTCGGGGTCGACGCCAATGGCTTTTGAAATGGCCGATACAGCCATGCCTGCCAGTGGGCCACCAAGAGCCGTAGCGATAGTCGGTGCAATCTGTTTGAGCCAGTCCATTATTTCTCCAATAAAAATGACAGGTTTGCGTGGCGGGGGTACTGAACCACACGCTCACCCTCTGGGCATTTGTACTTGATCGTTGCCAACAGCGTTGCTGTACCCGGCGCAATCTTCTCTTTCCTCGCCATTGTGAGTTGGTAGGTGAACGTGTCAATCTGTGGCCCTGCTGGGCCGCTGAACTTGCTTGCCGTTGTCGTTGCCTCATGCACCATGCCTGCCGCATCCCTAACGCTTGGCGTAAAACTTTCAACAGAGCAGTCATCGCGCTTTTTGATTCGGGCCACTGTGACGTTGATAGGCTTTCCTGCTTCAGCTACGATCTTGAAATGCTCTGGATGCCACTCAAGAATGGCCCTGTCAAACCATCCAAACTTGTCGGCAAGGGTGTAGCCCCCACCAATGGCTGCAATGCTTGCTGCAACTGCTCCAATGGCCTTGGTGAGGTCAATCATCAGACCCCCAGCATCTTTTTCAGCATCTCAGCAGCAAAGCCTGGACCGAGCAGCGTGACTGCGATCAGCGCATACAAGATGTACTCGATACGGGTCATGCGCTTGCTGCCGGACTCAAAGGACTTTTGAATGGCCTCGTATCTCAGCGCACAAATTTCTTCGTGCGTATGAAGTCGCGCATCGGTTGCATCGACCTGGTTCATTACATGCCCTCGCCTTGGACGATGTAGACGGTGGACGCAGCCGAGGCCAGGCCACTGAAGTATGACTCGCGCCCAAAGCGCAGCACCTCAACAGCACCAGCAATTAGCACGATGGCCGCAGATGGCGTGCCAGCGACCGGGGCCACTGCGTTGGCCGTGGCCTCTGCTGCGGTGCCACCAACGCCCAGAAACACCGTGTTGGCGCTAGAGTTGATGATCCGATACTGGCCGGTGCTCTGGGCATCAAGCCTGGCAAGCACCAGCGCCTGGACGCCAGTAGGAGCAACAGCGGCAGCAGGGATGACAACGGTATTGCCAAGGGGGGCAAATGCGATTTGACTGTTCTGTGCCATGTCAGACTCCTTGTGCAGCTTGAGCTGCTTTGTACGATGCGACCACTTCAGCGGTTTGCGTTGCCGCACAGATGGCTTGAACACGGGCATCCTCTGCGCTGTAGTCAGCACCAGGCACAACAACGTGGCGGCTAAATTTGCTGCTGATTTCTACGCCGTCTTCTTTGATAGCTGTCTTGGTGCGGACTTGAATGCAGCCGTTTTCAACGACTTCAATCAGATCGACAGATGTAACTTTTTCTAACATGATATTTCCTTGTTTCCAGTCTGACCGTCCAGTCAGGCATTAAGGTTTCCAGTCAACCGGACTGGCACGGTTATTATTCTTTAGGGGCTGAAAGATTTAATTTTTCAACAATTTGTTGGTTACCACCACTTACATACGGAGGTAAGGGTTGTTGAATTGGTTTTTGAGCAATTAAAACTGCGTATTCTTCGGGTGTCATTTGTTACTCCAAGAAAATGTTACGAGATACAAAATCTAAACATTCGCCTTCATTTGTCATTCGAACTATTTGGAAGGCGGAAACTCTCCATGTGCAAGAGCCTGTTGAGACCCCGCCGAACCATAAATTCATTGTGGCACCGCTTGGAAAATAAGCATAGCCGCTTAAAGTATGCCATTGCCCATCGGAAACTGGCGGTAACGCGATAAACATTTGATGCGTGCTTAAATTTTGAACACTCACAGTACAAGGTGTACCGCTTGTAAATTTAACATCAACAGTTACTGCGTACCAACCAGCAGCCGGAACTATATATTCAGCCCCAACTGGGTAGATGTACAAGTTAGAAGCGCTAAAATTGTACGTAAATTCGTTGCAGTTTACATACCGAATACCATCAGCAACCCGAGTGCTAGCACCAGAAGTTGATCCGTTGTATCCAACAGCAGTAGGCTCTAAACTAAGCGTTGTTCCGATTTTATTTGTTGACGCTGATTTGGCGTATGACAACGGTACATATGAGCATCTACTGGTGGCAAAAGTGGTTGTAGTCGCGTCGTTGTTTGCATACCGCAAATATGACTTATTAACCCCTCGATAACTTATGTTAAATCCACCTGCTGTTGTGCAATCCTCAAGATAAATTGCAGAAGAAGTATCGTCAACAACTGATGGTTGACCCCCTACACCAGCAATTTGTTCAACCCTTGCATTCTTAACAAAAACCGAAGACGACGCGGACTTTAAGTTAATACCCGTTACAAAGCCGCCGTCAAAACTGGAAGTTCTTGCCGAAATAATCCAAGGGTAAGTTGAAGAAACAACCTGTGTTGTTTTTGTGCTACCAGACCAAGAATCAATAGTGGCAGTTGTATACCCACCCAAAGTTCCGTTACCTTCGTTCCAACAATTTTTAAAGTTAACTGGAACATAAGTTACGTTGCTTGTGTCTCGCAACCAAATAACAATGTTGTTTGCTTCAAAAATTACGTCTGTAAATTCAACACCACCGAAACCATCGGCAGTGTTATCGCAATAAACAGCGCAAGTGTTACCACTCATCTCACCATTGTAAAAATACTTATTGCCTGCGTGCATCAAGCCGCCAGAGCCTGTTTTGTTGTTTACCATGTACACGCCATAGTAATTACTTTGGAACCCGCAAGAATAAAAAGCGGAGCCAATGTTTCCTAATGGAAATTGGACGCCAATATAATTTTCCTTGAAAAAGCAGTTATAAAACTGCACGTTGTTTGCAAACTCGGCATTGGTTGTGTAAGTGGTTGGACTTCCTGTGCCAAAGGAAAATCCAATGCTGCCACCGCTTGTCGCACTTGTTCCATAAAATCCAATGTCACGAACAATGGAATGGTAGTTCCAAAAACTAGTGGGGCTTGGTGAAGACATGGCTGCGTAGCTGTACAGCATCGCAGGTGATGTGTTTGAAAATGGTTTTATTTTTGTGGCTGTGCTACCGTCACCAAAAAGAATTGTTCGATTGCTGATCGTTACATTGCACAAGTACGTCCCTGCCGGAAAGTACACGGGTTTTCCGGTTGCAATAGCGGCAGAGATTGCAGTGCTGCTGTTTGTTCCACCAGTAGGATCAGCTCCATAATCTAGCACGTTGGCTGGAGCGCCAGTTATCATCGAATAGGATACTTTGGTTAAAGACATTGAGTTTTCCTTAAGCAACGCGATACACACCAGCCACGCTGATTGTTTGGTTCGCACCTGATGTCCATGTTGGTGTGTACATTCTGACGCTAGTGTCAATTAATCCCACTCCGTAACTTGTAATTGCTGAATTGCCAACAGCGGTTATGGTTGATGACGTTGCAGGCGTAAAAGGTAAGCCAGTAAAATAAGTGGAATTTGCTGTTGATGCCGTTGATGTTGCAGCTCTGAATGTTGCGTTTATAAAAACCAACTTTCCAACTTTCACATAAAATCCGGCAAATGCCTCTGTGCCCACGGTTGTGAAATTGACCCCAACAGGTGACCATGTTCCGACTTCATAGTCATCAAACAACTCGCTTGTGCCTGCGCCAGATGTAGCAGAAAAGTCGATGCCTTTGCCAGATGTGCCAATGACTAGGTTGCCGGTGGACAGGGTAACGTCACCAGGCAAGGTAATTGGCGTTGCAATCTGGCTGGCGTTGATGATATTGGTGACTGTCTTAAGCATTCTGTTCTCCTTAAATCAAGAATTCAATCACTGATGTGACTGGTGGCGCTTGGCTGAATGTCACATTACCGCCTGTCACTGTGTAAGTGTTTTGGTTCTGATAGACGCCGTTGATGTAGATGGCAAATGGTGTTGACGTTACAGAAAAAATTGTCTGCACGCCATTGCCCGTGGCATTGCTTGCCACAGCGCCGCCGCTAAAAGCGTTGTCGTTCGTGGAGGTGTAGACCACAGTACCCTTGCTGTCCAGCACCTGGATGCTGTAGTCGCTGCCAGCGTAGAAGCGTGATGGCGTGCCCTGATAAACCGGATACCCGTTGAGCGTGCGGATGGGCTGCGCTGCCGGGATGGTCAGAGCTGAGTCCCAATAGACCGCGATTTGGTTGACCTGGGGAGACAGGTTGACCGTGCCTACCCAGATGTAGCCGTTCTCCAGCGGCTGACCGTCAGCGCCAGCAAATGCCGGGTACGGTGGTTGAATGCTGAGTGCGCTCATTGTTCGGTCTCCTGGTTGGATTGTCTGCCAGCTTGCATGGATTGCACAATCCACCTCTCGCGCCAGCTCATCTCGCGTGGCATTTTTGCAGCCTCAGCAAAGCGCTGAAATGCGGCTGATCGTGCCACAGCTCTTAC